GCGATACGACCTTCGATCCGGGCGGCGTCACCCGCGAGCCGGTGCCGGGCGATTATGAGGCCGGCGCGTTCCGGGTGTCGGAAACCCGGCCATCCAAGCTGGAGATCAGCCTGCTCACCAAGGGCGGCTTTTCCGCCATGGCCTGGGGCGCGATGAGCGAGTCGACCATCTCGGTCGAATTCGACAATGGCCAGAGCTGGATGATGCGCGGCGCTTACGCCGAAGGCACGCCGCCGATCACCACCAGCGACGGCAAGGCCAAGGCGGTCGCCTATGGCCAGCCGGGCGAGCAGGTGTCGTGATGAGCGAGGCGCTCTACAAGCTCTCCAAGCCGGTCACGCTGACCTATGACAGCGCCGAGGGGAAGCGCGAGGAAGTGATCGATACGATCGCTTTCCGGGAGCCGGACGGCAACACGCTGCTGCTGCTCGACACCTACGGCGAGACGCCGATGCGCCTGATGATGGAGATCATCGCTGATCTCTGGGGCAAGACCTTTGCGGAAGTGAAGAAGCTACCGGCGAAGGATATCGGCCCTTTGGGAGATCGGGCCTTCGCGCTGCTGCCCGTTGGCCCGAAGACTGGCGCGGCTGCCTAGCCGTGCTCGCGGCCGGCTACGGCTGGCCGCCGCGTGACCTGATGCGGCTGACATGGCGAGAGGTCGCCATGTGGCTGGACGAACTGGACCGGATGCAGGCGGCGGGGGATCAAGAATGAAATTGTCGCTGATCCTGGAAGCCGTCGATAGGATGACGGCGCCCGCGCGCAAGGCGGCGGGGGGCGTCAAGTCTATCACCGACGCTGCCAAGCCTGCGATCAAAGCTGTCGCGGGGCTTGACCGGCAGGTGAAGCAAGCTGGCGCCAGCAGCGCAAAGTTCGGCGCTCTGGCCCGCAGCGCCGCCGGGCGGGTTGATGACCTCGGCAATGCGGCTGACCCGGCCGCGCGCTCGATCTCCACCATGGACCGCCAGATTACGCGCGTCAGCGCCAGCACATTAAAATGGACTCGCTTGGCACTACGCAGCGCGGCGGCGATCGACCGCACGACGTCACGCGTGATGGCGTTGGGACGAGCGGCCGCGCTGAGCGTCAGTTGGGTCGGATTGAAATCGCTGGAGGTCAGCGCGAAGGCAGCGGGCAACGCGGCGGCTTTCGCAGCGCGCCAAATGAAGAACCTGGTTGTGCTAAGTGCGCGCTGGGGCGGCATCGGCATTGCAGCCGGTGCTGGATGGCTCACGGCCGGCATGGTCGGGCGTAGTGCAAGCTGGGAGACGCTTGCCGTCGAACTGGAACGGATCGAGGGTTCTGCAGACAAGGCCAAGGCGGGGCTAGATTGGGTGCGCAAGCTCAGCTGGGATACGGCAGCGCCGCTGGATGATCTTGCAAACGCCTTCGTTACTGCTCGCAAGGCGGGGCTCGATCCTATGTCCGGTTCATTCCAATCGCTGCTCGACAAGGCGGTGGAGAGCAAGAAGGGTCTCGATGAGATCGTCGCGACCGTTAAGGAGGCAAAAAACCTCGACTTCGGCGGCCTAGAAGCGCTCGGCATCGGCACCGAACGAAAAAAGGGAATGGTCACTTTCAGTTGGCTGGAAAAGGGCGGTAAGCGCGCGGTCCGAACGGTTCGTGAGAATGGGCGGCAGATCGAACGGGCTCTGTCCGACATCTTCGAGGTTCAGTCGGGCGGCGCCGCGCAGGCGCAAGCCCGGACTTTGGCGGGCATGTGGCAACGCTTTAAAAATATGGTCGCAACGTTCCAGCTCGATGTGGGCGACGCGGGCATTTTCGATTTCCTGAAAGTGAAGGTTCAAAACCTCCTGGATTGGGTCAGCGCGAAGGCGAAGGACGGCTCACTTGAGCGATGGGCTCGGGAAGTGTCCGATCAGCTGAAATCGGCGTTCCTCTGGGCGGAGAAGCTGGCGAACGATGTAAACTGGCGGGCTATCGCAGATGTTGTGGCAGAAGTTGCGAGCGCTGCCGGGAATATCGCGGAAGCAATTTTAAAAGCCGTTTCCGCACTGAAGGAATGGCAATATCAACGCGCCCGCGGAGTGCTCGAAAACGGTCTAAATGGATGGTTCACAACTGATTATCAGCGTGGGCGCATTCGCCAGCAGATAGGGGCGCTCGACGCGGAGTATGGTAGAAAGGCCGCTCCGCCGAAGGGCAAGGTTGCCGACGCGCAGACGTTACGATCTGGGGTCAGAGGAGAGCGGACCGGTAAGCTCGACGCGCGGGGTTGGACTGGCGCGCTTAGCGAACGTCCTAAGCTGGCGCCCCCCGTTACCCGACCCGCAACGCGCGCGCCGATGAAGCCTGCACCCCAGGCCGCGCCCAAAGGCAAGATCACCCTTGATATTCGGACTCAGCCGGGAACGACTGCCCGACCGACCAAGCTGGCGGCGACCGGCATGGACATTGAGGTCAACACCGGCCGGGCCATGGGGGCGATCGCATGAGCGCGCCGGCCGGATGGCAGAAGGGCAGTTTCCGGGGCGCGACCTTCCGGACCGAGGAACAGGAGGTCACGGGCGGCCGTCGCGGTGTCGCGCATGAATTCCCCCAGGGCGAAAAGCCGGTGTGGGAGGATTTGGGCCGGTCGGCGCGGCGCTACCGCATCGATTGCCACATCACCGGCGCGGATTATCCCGCCGGGGCCGATGCGTTGCAGGATGCGCTGGACCAGCCGGGCGCCGGCACGCTGATCCATCCCTGGCTGGGCGCGATGCAGGTCGCCGTGCCGCAGGATGGCTGGACGCGGCGCGACAGCACGGTCGATGGCGGGATCGCCTGGTTCTCGATCGATTTCGTCGAGACCGGACTGCCCGCGCCCCAGCCGGCCGCGACCGATACCCAGGCCGATGCCGTCGCGGCGGCCGATGGCGCGGCCGATGCGGCGCCAGGCCTGTTCGCGGACGGGTTTTCGCTGGACGGGGTGACCGGCTTTGTCGAGCAGGCCGCCGATGGCGTCGTCCAGGCCGCCGCGCTGGCGGTGCGGGTGCAGGCGGCGCTTGCGGGCGGGATCGGCCCGACGCTCAGCCTGCTGGATTCGCAGCTTGGCCTGCTGGGGTCAGCGGGCGCGCTGCTGCGCGCGCCGGTCGCGCTGGGCCGTTCGATCGTCGGCCTGGTGCAGACGCTGTCGGCCATCACCGGCCCCGGCGGCAGCGCCAGCCTGCCGACGCGCGCGCGGGGCTTTCGTGCGCTGATGGACTGGGGCGGCGATATCGACCCGGTGATCGGCCATACGCCCGCCCGCGCGATCCAGGCGGCCAATCAGGCGGCGATCGTGCAGCTGGTCAACCTCACTGCCTCGGCCGAGCTGGTGCGCTGCCATGCGGCCACCGACTTCTCCTCCTATGACGACGCGGTCGCGGCGCGCGACGATGCCGCCGAGCGGCTGGACGCGCTGGCGCTGCGCCAGGCGGACAGTGGCGACGATGCCGGCGCGGACCAGTATGACGCGCTGCGCCGCGCGGTCACCGCCGACCTGACCGCGCGCGGCGGCACGCTGGCCCGGCTGCAAAGCCATGTCCCGGCGGTGACGCTGCCGGCGCTGGTGATCGCGCAGCGCCTGTATGGCGACCCGGCCAGCGTCGAGGCGCGCGCGGCCGAGATCGTGGCGCGCAACAAGGTGCGCCATCCCGGCTTCGTGCCGGGCGGCGTGGCGCTTCAGGTGCTGAGCGCGGAGGCGGCCCATGGCTGACATTGGGGCTGACGCGATTCCCGACCTGACCGAAACCGTCGAGCTGGCGATCGGCGGCAAGCGCTATGCGGGCTGGACCGAGGTCCGCGTCATGCGCGCCCTGGACCAGATGTCGGGGAGCTTCAGCCTTGGCCTGTCGTGGAAGGATGACGCGGCGGGCCAGCCGATCGCGATCGCGCCCGATGACCGGTGCCAGCTGAAGATCGGCGGCGAAACGCTGATCGACGGCTGGGTCGATGCGGTCTTCCCCGAAATTTCCCCCGATGGCCACAGCATCCGGGTCGAGGGACGCGACAAGTCTGGCGACCTGGCCGATTGTTCGGCGATCCACAAGCCGGGCAGCTGGGCCAAGGCCAAGGTCGAGCAGATCGCGGCCGACATCGCCAAGCCGTTCGGCGTGGCGGTGACGGCGAAGGCATCGACCGGCGCGGCGATTCGCAAGTTCGCGTTGCAGCAGGGCGAGACGGTGGCGGCGGCGCTGGAGCGGTTGCTGCGCTTTCGCGGGCTGCTGGCGGTGCCGACCGCGACCGGCGACCTGGAGATCATCACCCCCGACACCGGCGCGCCGGTCGCGACGCTGGCGCTGGGCGTCAACATCAAGGCCGCCACCGGTCGCCAGGACCATCGCGAGCGTTATTCCGACTATATCGTCAAGGGCCAGGCGCATGGCGATGATGAGCGCCACGGCAAGACGGTGAGCCAGATCAAGGGCGAGGCCAAGGATGCCGGCGTGCGCCGCTATCGCCCGTTGCTGATCATGGCCGAGGACCAGAGCGACGGCGCCAGCGCCGCGACCCGCGCCAAATTCGAGGCGGGCGTGCGGGCGGGCCGATCGCGCGGCGCGGACATCAGCGTCGCGGGATGGCGCACCGCACCGGGCGGCGCATTGTGGCGGCCCAACAGGCGGGTGCGGGTGCAGTGCGCGTCGATCTACATCGCCGACGAAGTGATGCTGGTTTCCGCCGTGACCTTCACCAAGAGCGAGTTCGACGGAACCGTTGCGACGCTGACCGTCTGTCCGCCCGAGGCCTGGACCCAATTGCCGCAGAAGGAGGCCGTATGAGCGCCGTCAACGATGCGCTGAAAGCCCTTCGAGGACGCGTGCAGATGATGGTCGGCCGCGCCGTTCTGGCGGCGGTCGATGACGATGCGACGCTCCAGATGCTCCAGATCGAACTGGCGGCGGACGAGGCGCAGGACGGGGTCGAGCATTTCCAGCCCTATGGCCTGGCCTACAAGCCCCATGCCGGGGCGGAGGCGATCGCGATGGCGGTGGGCGGTCTGCGCAGCCATGCGGTGGTGCTGACCGTCACCGACCGGCGCTATCGGCTCAAGGCGCTGCAGGACGGCGAGGTCGCGCTGTATGACGACCAGGGCCAGAAGCTGCTGCTGGGCCGCGACGGCATCGTCATCGAAACGCCCAGGGATGTGACCATCCAGGCCGAAGGCGACTTCAGCATCGAGGCGGGCGGCGCGGTGTCGATCAAGGCCGGTGGCGAAGCGCTGATCGACGGGGCTTCCATCCTGATCGGCGAAGGCGCGTCGCTCGACGCCGCGCGCAAGACCGACGCCGTGGCCGGGGGCGTGATCACCGGCGGTTCCAGCAAGGTGAAGATCGCATGAGGGCATCATCTCCCCGCCAGCGCGGCAATCGCGGATGGCTCAAGGTTCCGGTCAGTGAAGCCGACATGCCCAAGGTCGCGGCGCTGCTGCGCGAGGCCGGGCCGATCGCGGGCGACGGCGATCCGACAGCCGCCCATGCCCATTATGATCCCCAGGGTCGCGTGCGGCGCGTCCATGCCACCTATGCCAATGGCTGGCGCGCGACGCTGGTCCTGCGCGTCGACGGCAGCTTTTCGCTGAGCCAGGCGATCAAGCTGGTATCGCAGCCCAAAGGAGCGACGGCATGAGCGACAAGGCGATGGAGGGCTTTGAGGCCGAGTTCTTGGGCAACAAAATCATCGAAATGGCAGAACGTGTTGCAGTGGCCCACAAGTGTGCGCCGGGCGCAATGGCGACCTATGTGTTCGAGGTGGACGACGTTCATTTCAAGGTCGCTGTCACCATCCGTGAGGTCGCCGCATGACCGATCTCGCGCTTCATTTCGCGTCGGGCGCCTGGAGCGCTGACCTGTCGATCGTTGCGGGCGACCTCGCCACCGATGATGGCTTGCGCACCGCCGTCATCATTTCGCTGTTCACCGATGCCCGCGCCCGCGCCGACGATCCGCTGCCGCAGGCCGATGCCGACCGGCGCGGCTGGTGGGGCGATTGCGCCAATGCGGACCCCAATGACCGGACCGGATCGCGGCTGTGGCTGTTGACCCGCGCCAAGGCGGTGCCCGCCACCGCGATTCGCGCCCGCGATTATTGTCGCGAGGCGCTGGACTGGCTGGTCGAGGACGGCGTCGCTTCCTCGGTGGAGGTCGAGGCCACGCTGGCGCTGGTCAACGCCGCGCGCGCATCGGCCGCGCTACTGATCCGCGTCACCATCGTGCGGCCGACCGGCGCGCGGCTGGCGATCGACTATCTGTGGGACGCCGAAGCCAACCGCCTGCTTGAGGATGCCGCATGAGCTTCGGCCGCCCGACCCTGTCGCAATT